ATCAACTTGGAAATAGTTTAAGATAGGTTCAAAAACAATTTTTCAGACTGTTGCCTAAGAAAAGTGAGAAGAAGTGGTCAAGAGAAGAATGTCGCGTTCGGTACGTCCAAGGCGAGAAGATCGGGATCAGAACACTGTCTAAACTCGCCAATCGTGGTCACTGTACTGTGGGGGCTTGGTCGAGTGAGGACAATTGGATACAGGAGCGAGAACGGTATCATAACGAACTGAGAACAAAAACTGAAGAGAAGGTGATCGAAGCTACAAGCGATCGCCTAGCCGACGAATTGACCAGAATGAACGAGGAGCATATCAAAGGTTTTGAGTTATTCCGTAAGATGTCCCAAAACTTTGCTGCGATTCTGGCTGCTGAGATACAAGAGACTAGTAATAGCGATCGCTCCAAAAAAGTAACCAATAAAGATTTTACTTTAGCAGTACAAAGATACTCTGCTATATTTGCCCAAATGGCACAAATGCAGCGGATGTCATTGGGGATGAAATATATGGATTTGAATGTGGCGATGGATGAAGTGATTAAAGCGGGGTATGAGGTTAATGAACCGAGAGATGATTGAAAAAAAAATGCTTCAAGATTTAGCTGAAAAACAGGGAGATGCGATCGCAGTCCACTATGTCTCGCTAGATAATTTAGCGGATACATTTCTGGTTGGCAACTCAAAAAAACATGATACGGATAAGATTATTGAATCAATTCGTAGGTATGGTTTTCGCGATCCGATAACTTTTGACCCAGCTTTAAATGATGGTCAAGGGGGAATTATTGAGGGCAACGGTCGTTTAGAGTCTCTAATTGAAATGCGCGATCGGCGTATGAATGTCCCCCGTGGGCTAAAAGAAAACTGGGAAGTTCCTATCTTGTTTGGAGTAAACTCAGCCAGTGAAGCAGAGGCGATCTCTTACTCAATCGAGCATAATTGGTCAGTACTTTGGGGTAGTGATGTTGATTTAGAACAAATGCTTTCTTTGTTTGATGGGGAGGCATTGACAGAACAGTTAAAGATATTAGACGAAGAAAATAGTTTGCCTTTGTCAGTTGAGGAAGATTTAGACGAACTGCTACAAACTCTGGATTTTCGCGAAAGTGATGGATTCGGCTATACGGATAGAGCCTTTTCCGAAATCCAAGAAGATGAAGTCCCAGATCCAGAGGATGTAAAAACACGGGTTAAATTAGGCGACATCTGGCAGTTGGGCAAGCATCGAGTTTACTGTGGCGATTCAACTGATGAAAACAAAATTAAGACTTTTTTGGCGGGAAGAAATGCGTCGTCTCACGGCGCATATTCCACTCCCGCTTCGGGCGATCGCGAAATAGATTTATTAATAACAGATCCGCCTTACGGGGTTAGTTATGCAGATAAAAATAAACGTTTGAATGCGGTTGGCAAAGGCAATTGCATTCAAACGCCGATTGAAAACGATCATCTCTCAGTAGAAAATATTTCTGAAGAATTATGGCTGCCAATGTTTAAGGTAATGTTTGCGATCGCCAAACCAGGATGTCCTTATTACGTCTTCTCTCCTCAAGGCGGAGAACTGATGATGATGATGATGATGATACAAAAAGCAGGATGGTTGCTTAAACACTCTTTGATTTGGGTCAAAAACAATCATGTTTTAGGTGGGGCGGATTATCACTATAAGCACGAGCCAGCATTATATGGATGGAAGCCAGGGGCGGGGCATTATTTCACCGAAAGCAGGAGTGAAATGTCGGTAATGGAGTTTGATAAGCCCCTTAAGAATGACCTCCACCCAACCATGAAGCCCGTTAAATTAATAGCCTACATTATGGGTAATAGCAGTCGTCATGGGGAATTGGTATTTGATGCTTTTCTCGGTTCTGGCACTACTTTAATTGCTGCCGAGCAGAGCGATCGCATTTGCTATGGCTGCGAACTCAGCCCAAATTATTGCGATGTAATTCTTACACGTTGGGAAAATTTAACAGGTAAAACTGCCGTATTTGAGAGCAACATAGCTTGATTTGCCCAGGTAGAGGAGAATTTAAGATTCCCAAATTTACTCCTATCAAAGGAAAATTGCCCTGGAAGCAACAGTATCTGCACCCAAACTGGCTCAGGTACAAAGCGCAGATATTGAAACGCGATCGCTATCAATGCCGTAAATGCAAAACCAAAAAGCGATCGCTTCACGTTCACCACAAAAAGTACAGCAAGCCTTATATTTGGAGTAGCCCACCACAAGATTTGATAACTCTGTGTGCTAAATGTCATCATTGGATACACAAATGCTCAGGATAACACTTACTATCCAACGAGAACGTTTATTTGGTAACAAATAGCGATCGCCTTAGCATTCGATTCGATTAAATTTTCTAAATTAGTCATTATTTTTTTAAAACTTGTATTTACTATAATACAAGTTAATACAGCTATTTGTCAAGGTTTAAATATATGTATTCCCGAATGCTCCCTAAAACCAAAAAGAAACTCAAGCCAGCCTCTGTTAAAGCGATCGCGACTGAGCCTTTGGCATTTGTCCCTAATGCTGGAGGACAGCAAGAATTCTTTGACTTAGTCCCTCAAGATAAGTCAAGTATTGCGCCAGGCATACGATGGTATTACTTACGTGGAGGATTAGGGAGTGGTAAGTCAACTTGTGGGTCTGCGTTTATCACCTCGCGATCGCTATTAGATCCAGAATCTAGAGGGTTAATTACGGCGAATACCTACGGACAGCTAGAGACATCAACTTGTGTGGCGTTGGCTGAATTTTGCGCCAAATTCGGACATAAATTAGAACCGTCGGCTGAAACTGTGGATTTAACAGCGCGGAAAATAGCGCATAACCGCTACTGCATAATTAATGATCACTATTACTGTTTAGTATTAAGTGCCGAGGTGTTTACTGGTAAAACAGCGAAATCAAAAGAGGCTGGTCGAGGGCTACAGATTCGTTCAGTTTGGTTTGACGAGGGGAGCTATGCAGAAAAATCAGCATTCAACACGATTAATACTCGGATGGGGCGCGGGGATGGTTGGTTGCCAGCGACAGGGGTAATCACCTCCTCAATCAATAAAAACGATCCTTACAATTTTGCCTATGACTTGTTTGACGACCCCGATCGCTCTGAGGAACTAAAAAAACTCCATTACACAATCCCCCTCTCAACTTCTGAAAATACTAAGTATTTAGGAGAGGATTACGAGCGATCGCTACGTGCCTCCTTAACCCCAGAATTAATTAAAATTGAATTAGAGGGAGAGTATACCAGTGTTGCCACAGGGAAAGTGTTTCCCTATTTTGACCGAGCTAAACATCTGGCTGAAATTACGCTTTTACCGAATCAGGAAATATTTGTATCTTTTGATTTCAACTGGTCGCCAGCAACAGCGATCGTGGGGCAAGAAAGAACTGTTAACGGGATTAAATCCCTGTACATCCATCGCGAGTTTTACCTAAAAAACGCCAATACCTTTATCAGTAGCGATCGCGTCTGCGAATACTTAAGGAGTATCAATGCGAATGATGTACAGGTCTTTGGTGATGCCAGTGGCAATCAAAAAACAGCCAATTCCAATCAGTCTAACTGGCAAATTGTTTGGGATGCTTTTAGGAAATACGGCTTAAATGCTCAAGGTAGATACTCAAAATCCAACCCCTCGGTGATTGATACGATTAATGCTTGTAATGCCTTATTTAATCAAAATCGATTATTTATAGATGGCAGATGCAAAGAAAGCATTAAAGATTTAGAGTTTCTAGTCTTCAAAGAAGGTTCAAATCCACCAGCGATCGATAAGAGTAATTTAGATCGGAGTCATATCGGCGATACAATTAGGTACTTAGTCTATGGTTTGTATCCGATAGCAGCGCGATCGCGTTCGGCGACTACGAGATGGAGCTTTTGATTAAGTAGAAAGTAGAAAATAGAAAATAGAAAGTAACAGTTGATTACAGAGGTTAGAGTTGGAAGTCAAAATTAAAGGGAAGCCATTGACCAGCAAAGCTTTAAGCAAGCTTGCTAAAATCACACCTGATGATGTTAAAAAGGCAATTCAGGAGTGCGATCGCTCTTTAAAATTGTTTATCAATGCTAAAACCAGGAGCTAAATTTTGTTTACCTTCTATTTCCTACTTTCTATTTTCTACTTCAATTGATTGAATATCGCACATCAACAGGACGATGGCACGACACCGAAACTAATCAGTTTGTGCCAAACGTCCGTGTTGTAATGGAAAGACAAAAAGAGATCGCCAGATTAGAAACTAGATTAGCTGGTTTAGGTAGATTGGTCGGCACTGGCAAAATCCCCATAGCAGAATTCCAAACTCGGATGATGGAAACTATAAAAGCAAGCCATATTCGGATGGGGGCTTTAGGGGCTGGAGGGAAAGACAATTTAAATAACGCCATCTACGGCGCGATCGGCGGTCGATTGAATCAAGAGGGGAATAAATACCTTAAAGCCTTTGGGGAAAGACTAGCCAGCGATAAGGATATTAGTCTTGAATATATTATCTGGCGCAGTAAACTCTATGCCAAAAGTTCCAACCGAACCTTCCACAAGGCGCGTCAAATTGAAAGAATTATTGCAGGTTCAACCTTAGCCCGTCGCAGACTTGGGGGTAATCGTAATCATTGTCCAGAATGTCCATCTCTGACAACTAATGAAAAATTTGTACCAATTGAACAGGTAACAGCAATTGGCGATCGCTGTTCGTGTATGGGTTCGTGTTTATGTATTATCGATTATCGAGCAATTTCAACTGGCAAAACCTATAGTTTATCGAGGATCGAGGGTATATTGGATAAGGTAATAGGTAATAGGTAATAGGTAATAGGTAAATTGAATTCGCAAGATCCATCACTGCCAGACTATCAACACGTGTTTTATCGTGAGATATTGCCGACTCTGATTGAACTACAAGACTTGTGGGATGGGAAAGAAAACTGGTTTAAAAATGGTGAGATTGTTGATCATGAAAAATGTCATCGATATCTGCCGAGAGAAAAGCACGATTTAGATTTTCAATATAAAAATCGTTTAGAGCGATCGCGTTACGAAAATAGATTTAGAGATGCGATTGAGAAGGATTTTGCTGGATTGCTGACTCAGTTTGAACTTAAAGATCCTAGTATCGCTTTAGAACAATATGTGAACAATATTGATCTTAAAGGGAATAGTTTAACCGCGTTCCTTAAAGCTGCCGACTCATTAGCCTTAAGAGATGGTTGCTGTTTTATCTATGCCGACTATCAAAGAGAAGATCATCGGATTACAGGAGAGGATGAAAGACAGGCAGCACAACGCAGACCATTTTTAGTCTTGTACCCACGACATCAGATCCATAACTGGGATGTGCATTATGAATATGGTGCAGAACAAATCGATTTAGCGGTTATCAAGGAGTATGCCTATGTAAAAGTAGGTTTATACGGACAAGAATTAGAGGAGCGATATCGTATTCTGACTCCTGGTGCTTATGAAGTGCAAAAAATAGTTGATGCAGACGGGAAAAAAATAGCTGTACCTGCTTTAGATCAAGATGGAAACGCGATCGCTGGTAAAACAAATTTAACCAAAGTACCTCTAATTCCTTACTCCTTAACCTCTACAGAATCCTTTGAAGTCAACAATTTCCCTTTAAAAGATATAGCTGACTTGTGTTTAGAGCTTTATCGACTCCACAGCGATAAGTTAGAGAACCTGCATCTGTGTAATATTCCTGTCCCGACCTTTCATGAGAGACACGAGGAATATAGTACAAAAGGGGAAAATAATGCTCAAAAAGAAGCGGTAATTAATTACTCTACAGCCTATTGGAATGTCGATTTAAAGTGGGCTGAACCTGAAGGCAAAGCGATCGTACACTCGCAGGAAGAATGTAAAACTGCACACGCAGCGATTGATTCTAAGACTCTGGCTTTTTTATCGGGGTCACAGATAGCAAGGACTGCTACAGAGGCGAGATTAGACGCCACTCAAGCCAGGTCTAATTTTGCTGGTCTATCTGCTCAAAAGGAATCGGCGGTGGAGAGTGCGTTTAAGTTTTTTAATGCTTATGAATCAGATATAAATGATACTGGAAATATATCTAGGATTGAGGTTGATAAGAAACTGATTGATATAGTATCTAACCTATCACCTAGAGACTTGATCGAATTTCAAACTACAGGAGCATTCTCCAAAGAGTTCGTCTTGCGAAGATTGTCCGAAATCAAAGCTTTTGGCAGATACTTAAGCGATGAGGAGATTGAGTCAGAATTAGAAAATAATGAGTAATGAGTAATGAGTTCATAGTTTGTAGTTCGTAGTTCATCGCTGAGGACTCCAAACTCCAAACTCCAAACTAATAACTAAAAGGCGTTACTCATAACTCATTACTCATAACTCATAACTCCATAAGAAATAATTACCTAACCTCAAATGCCCTTTACTACCAACAACCTTGCTCAAATCCGCGATTTACTCAATCTATCACCGCGATCGCTCTTGCCAGGATCGCAGTTAAAATTAAAGGCTCAGTCATTAGAAAATTATGATACTGAATTTAATACTACTTTTGTTGTCGATATCCAATCATGGCTAATCAGAATTACGGAATTAGATGGCAAGATTAAGTTGAATGTTGATAATAATAAGAATTCAATTAAATCTGAGGATATTAAAGATGACTATAAAGTAGAATACCAAAGCAATACAACTGATATTTCTTTGGATCTTAGAAGAGAAAAGTCAGCTTTAATTGCTAAAATTGCTAGAGAATTTGAGACATCTTACAACCCTTACATGACTACTAGGAGTAGATACAGAAGTTAATTATGCCAGATAATATAGAATCTAAAATCGAAGATGAAGCTCAAGAGTCATCTGAAAACAAAGAGATTGAAAATCCTACAGCTTTATTAAATGCTTATGAGCGGACTAAGGAAGAGAAGAAAAAAATAGCTGCTGAAAAAGCTGAATTAGAGAAAAGATATCAAGGAATTGATATTAATAGATATCATGAGATGCTCCAAGAAAGAGAGCAGATGGCAAAAGAGCGATCGCACGCTGAAGAGGAAAAGTTAATTAAAGAGCAGAATTGGGAAGCTCTTTTAGGGAAAAAAACGGCTCAAATTGAGGAGCAATACACTTTAAAACTAGACAAGGCTAGTTCAGACTTAACATCTACTAAGAACGAATTATTGTCTACAAGCGAGCAACTAGCGATCGCGACATCAAAAGTAGATGAGTTGACTAGAAAGTTTGCAGCTTATGACACGTTTATTGCGAATAAAGGTAAATCAGAAGCATTTAAATATGTTTGGGAAGGGGAATTAAGAAATCAGACTAAGTTAAGTGAAACTGGAGATTTACAGCTTTTAAAAGCTTCTGGTTCAGAAGATCCTTTATACGATGAAGAAGGGAATGAGGTTAACGTTTCTCAATGGATGCAGAAGTTTAGAGTCAATGGCGGTTCGCCATTCTTCAACCCAATTACTGAAGCTGCTGGCAGTGGGGCAAGTCCGCAGAGTGCCAATATTAAACCGCAACAAACGGGAGTAGCTTTAATCATAGAGCGATCGCAGTTAGGAAATATCAAAGCGATGAAAGCGATCGCAGCGCAATTAGAAGACGGCAATATTAATAAAGCGATCGGCGATGGCAGAGTAGTTGTTAAATAGTCAATATTCAGTTAAATTAAGATAGCGCAACGCTGATACTCAGACAATCTCGGTATCTTTCTTAGTAATTAGTAATTAGTAATTAGTAATTATTTTCAGACATTCTGGAAAATTATCAACCTTTAAAGTTTTAATTTTCTGGCGATATGCCCAACATTTTAGATGATTTGATGCCTAAAATCTTGGCAGGTGCAGCGGATTCTTTGAGAGAAACCTGTATCGTGCCAAGATTAGTTAATGGAGACTATAGCCAAGATGCAGCAGCTAAAGGCAGTGTAGTTGAAGTCCCAATCCCCACTTCAATTGCAGCTAGAGATGTTATACCTGCTGCATACGCTCCTAATCCTGATGATTTAACAATTAACACAGCTAAAATTCCGTTAAACAACTGGAAAGAAGCTCCTTTTGTTTTAACAGATCAAGATATTGCCAACGTGATAGACGGTATCGTTCCGATGCAAGTAACGGAAGCTGGGAAAACTATCGCCAATGCAATCGATAGTTCTTTACTCGAACTGTATAAGTACTCGTTTAACCATGTCGGCGTACCAGGAACAACACCGTTTGGAACTGATACTGTTCCTGCTCAACTAGCCAGACGAGCTTTAAACGCCTCAGCTTGTCCTCCCCAAGATCGTCGTATTGTTTTGGATGTTGACGCGGATGCTAATGCTACAGGGTTACCAGCTTTTCAAAACGCCGATCGCTCTGGTAGCACTTTGACGATCATGGAGGGTTTGATTGGTCGTAAATTAGGGTTTGATTGGTACTACGATCAGTTGATGCCATCACACACTACGGCTTATCATAATCGTGGTTCTGCATTACCTGCGGGTTATTTAATCAACCAAGCTACCCATTTAGTTGGCAGTACTGAAGTAACTTTAGACACAGGAACAGGCAATATTGTCGAGGGTGATATCTTCACCGTTGCGGGAGACTCTCAGTCCTACGTTGTGCGGGCGGTAAACGGCAATACCATCCAGTATTTACCTAAATCTAAAACAGCTTTTGCTGATAATGCCGTGGTAACATTCTTGCCAGATCACGCGGTTAACCTGGGCTTTCATCGGGACAGTATTGGGCTAGCAGTGCGATCGCTACAAAATAGCGTTGTCAGAGAGGCGATCGGCGGAACTATGAGCATGGTCTATGTAGACCCCGTATCTTTGATCCCTTTAAGGCTAGAAGTTACTAACGAACATAAACGAACTCGTTGGGCGATCGATGCTCTGTGGGGTGTAGGCGCAATCAGACCTGAATGTATGGTGAGAATTATTGGATAGTCGCGATGAAGATCTCTACCGTTAAAATCAAACACTCATCGGGGTACTGCTTGATTAATCAGTCAGATTTTGACCCAGATCTGCATGAGTTGTATAACGATGTCTCTTTCTCACGATTGATAAATCTTAATACTGCATCAGTCAAAGATTTAACCAATCTCCCGACAGTTAGCAGCAATAGAGCGAATTTAATTGTTGAAAATCGTCCTTATGAATCTATCGAACAAGCAAAAGCGCGTCTTAGCAAACTCAACTGGCAAGTAATTGAGAATTTAGTAGAGGTTTAAGTGATGCCTACTCCTGTTATAAGTTGGGAACAACAAGTTATTCAACTGCTCAAAGCAATCCCTACAAATGGAGGTGTAGGCGGAGGGGCAACTACAACTAATCAAAGTTTTACCACTGCCAACTACAGTGGCGCGATCGCTCTTGCCAATACTGCTCAAGATTTAGCTGCTGCTAATCCTAATCGAGACAGAATAACTATTCAAAATCTGGATAGTACTGATGTTTTACTTATTGGCATTGGTGAGGATGCGATCGCCTCTAGGAGTTATGAAATTGACCCTAGAGGAGTTGGGGTGATTGAAGAAGGAGAAGCAAACCAGCGAATCAGTATTTTATCTGCTAAAACTGGGTTAAAGTTTGTGGCGATCGCGAGGCTGAGAAATTGATGGCAGATGCCATCTGCCATCTGCCATCTGCCCTCTGCCTTCATCAGCTTTCGGAAAAAAATTCGGTCAGTTTATAGCAGCGAACTGACAAATCAATGGCTTTCTGCCAAATGAACTGTTCTTTGAAACTCATAAGGAAGGAATTAAGTTTGAAGTCTGAAGTATTTTTATTCTACCATCTGCCATCTGCCATCTGCCCTCTGCCTTCGCTATGAGAATTTACCCTGGCAATAATCAAGTTTTGCAGAATGCGATCGCGCTTCTAGATCCAGATGCTCGGATCGCTGCGATCGCTCCTGCATCCTTACCCAATCCCTTACCTGCTGCCAATAAAGGAGAGTATTTTTACTTCAATGCTGCTGGCACAATAACTCTTTACTCCCTTTCTTATCAAATCAATCCAGGCGATCGCTTGTGGTGTAATACAGATGAGACAACAGCAGGGCAGGAAATTAATTGGGAAGTTATTGCTGCACCTGATGCTAAGTCGCCTTATTACATCGATCCAGTTAAGTCAGTCGTCGTTACTTTACCAGCGATCGCGTCACTTACTGAAGGCGATCGCGTCTTATTAAAGTCCAGTCCTCCTGTAATTAAACAATTAAAAGGTGGCAGCTTTGTCGATCAGTCTTTTCCCGATGGGGCGATCGCGCAAGTAGTTGGTCAAAACTTGGAAGTTTATCGATTGGGGAATGCGATCGCGCAACGGACTTTTGATACCAGTAAGCCTTCAAAAGCTTCTACTAATTATTATGTTAATGCAAATACAGGTAGCGATTTAAACAACGGTGAATCTTCAGTTACCGCTTTTGCCACGGTAAACAGAGCTTTGGCTGAACTACAGAAATACTATTGGACGGATGTTGTTGGTCTTACTTTGGAAGGAGCAACACTATTTAATACTCCAATTACTTTGTCAGGAATTGGCGTTGATGCTGCTAATGGTATTTCAATCAGGATTGGGGTAACAAGTACTACTACAGATTATATTAATACACTGACAGTTACAGATTTTTCTGTAGTTGGGGTAAAGGCACAGCTAGCGGGTAACGCTAGGGTTATCTTCAAAAGAATCGGTAAAGTCGATATAACTACTGGAACTAATAACGTCAGGATTAGAAATATCACTGCTACTACTGGCGTAGTGTTTCAATTTGAAGACATTGGATCTGTAGAAATGAATGCCCCCATACGATGTGAGGGGACTATTAATGTAACCAATTCATTATTTGAATTTCTTTCCGTTGGCTATGCTTATGTTGATTTATCTTTTTTGGATAGTTTTGTTGCTCCTCGTAATATAGGACAAATTGTTTTTGCAGCCAATTGTTTTAGCATTCAAGTTGAACATAGTGCTTTCTCTTTCAATGGCATGGCTTATGCCTTAGACAGTGCTAGGTTAGCTGTTTCAGATTACTACGGGATAGAAAAATTAGCTGGGACTATTCCTGATGATTTATATGGGGGTTTTAGCAATAACCCAATATTTGATTTCGCTACAAGTAAATTAATTAACTACGACAATACGACGTCAGGCTTAGTCGCTCAGAACTATCAAGATGCGATCGATGAATTAAAAACTCAATTAAATTCAGTTCAATCAATTAACGTAGAAACAATTACGGCTGATAAACAACTGCAAAACAATGCTGCTCGGATTCAAGATTTAACTAATCCGAGTACTACGCAACGCAACATTCTATTACCAACTACGCCAGCCTTGGCAAAAGAATTTATTGTTATCAACGAAGCTAACTCAATAGGAAGCTTCTTGATCAATGGGTCAGTTGTTGCTCCAAGTTATCGCTATGCGATCGCTTGGAATGGTAACAAATGGCTGGAACTTTGATAATGAGTAATGAGTAATGAGTAATAAGTAATGAGTTAGGAGTAATGAGTAATGAGTAAAGAACGCTCAAACTTATTACTTATTACTTATTACTTATTTGCATAAAACTCTTTATTGGATAAAAATAATGATTAAATCGCAACTTGTATCAAAATCTAAATTCCAAAATATGATTGAAGAAAATGAAAGAATAATTAAAATATTAACAACTTCAATTAACAAATTAAAACAAAAATAACTTACTCATTACTCATTACTCATTACTCATTACTTAAAACTATGTCCATCTCAACAAGCCTTGAAAAACTACTTACCGATCCTCTGGTTACACGCCTTACCGCAGTAGAATCAAACGTTACAACTGTCCAAGCTCGGAACTTGGTCGATGTTGGTGACAACGTTTCTGACTTAATTAACGATGCGGGTTATCAAAATGCTGCACAGGTAAACGCGATCGCGGATACCAAGATCAATGACCTGATTAATTCAGCCCCAGGTACTCTCGATACTCTGGGAGAGATTGCTACTAAATTAGCTGATGAAGATAGCGCGATCGCAGCTTTGGTGGCGGTCAACACTACTCAAAGTAATGCAATTACTGCGATCGAAGCAGTTAACACAACTCAAGCAAATCAAATCACTACGCTGCTACTGCGCACTGGCATAAATCGCCGAACTTTAAGTAGCGACGTGACGCTAACTGCTACTGATAAAAGGATTCAGAACTGTATCAATCCTACGGCAACGGTTCGGATTGTAGCCTTCCCTGCTTCTCCTGCGATCGATACTGACTTTATTGTCAAAAATCACCCGACATCGTTAGGCAACATAACTGTCAACGGCAATACAATTGCTCCGTCACAGATTTATGCAGCGAGCTATGACGGAACGGAGTGGATGGAGTATTAATTAGCTGTTAGCTTTTAGCAAAAAAAACTAACAGCTAACAGCTAAAAGCTAACAGCTAAAAGCTAAAAGCCATGAGCATCACTACTAAACTAGAAAACCCTCATATTGACGCGATCGCTCCTACAGACTTATATGTCGGTCGGACTTGGATTGAGCCGACCGCCAGCGGAGGCGAGACTTGGATTTGGAACGGGACTTATTGGTTAAGCTCTCAGGTTTACAAAGAATCGATCAATACTACTTCGGGCAACACTACCTATAGCATGGTTTTTGATTTAGATCCTGCTTACAATATCTTTTTCTTGAATGCGATCGCCACTATTAATTGTACTGTGGCAGCCACAGCAACAATTAACTGGAGTTGGAATATCGCCCGTATTAATAGTACAGGGGCAGCTAGTACTTTGGTATCGGGGAACAACATAGGTCAAGCTGCTACTACTTGGCAAACCTTTAAAAACACAGCCAATGTTCACGTCAATTTGGCAGCCACGGGAGCTGTGGGATTGAGGTATTTAGACACCAGGACTGGAAATATCTCCAAAGCTGGCACTATCTCTTTCTGTTATCGTAAAGCGAGGATTTTGAGTTGATGGAAATTTATTTTGAAGCAATAAGAAACGATCTAGGTCAAGTTGATGCGATCGTTCGTCGTCCTGATGGTGCAAGTGTGCTTTGGAGCGGTGAAAAAGGTTTTTATGATCTTGAAGATTCTTTAACGATCGCTCTTCGAGAGTGGGAAGCTGAAAATGGCGAATTAGATTTAAGCGATCACCCTCCTGAACCAATACCTGAAATAATTGGTTATACGATTAATAAGTTACTTCCAAGCGATCGCTTTGGATATTGCGATCGCTTTCCCCAAGATATTAACTACAACACAGACTTGGTTATTGGTTTAACCACTAAAACCATTGACTACTTTGGTTTAAGGGTGGCTCAGGTATTTTATCAATCAGTCGATCCTGATACGAAAGAACTAATACCAGCAATTCCTGTGGTTTTTGAGCGGTACAAGTACAGTTGGGACGAAAAGAATAAACTGCCGTTGAGTAGAGTCAAGGAAATTTATTTTTACAAAGAAAATAATACCTTATCTGAAGAATTTAAACTATTACCCAAGGAGTTTTACAATGTGAGCGATCGCGCTGACATTACTACTCGCCGTCGCCAAACAATTCTCGCCTGGTTAATTGCCAGAGCTACTGAATTGGGACTAGGCAGCAAAGTAAAAGATTATTTTGCTGTTTACAAAGATCAGACTGACAAATATGTTTTATACGCTGATTGCCAGATCCTAAAAACAGTCAAAGATAGTCCTGAAGCTTGGTTGGATTTGGATACAACTACTAGCTTGGGGACGATTAGAAATGCGATCGCTGTTTGTTTTACTAAGGCTCTTGAGCCGACTGGGAATGTTGAGGTGGATAAGTTTTTGCAAGTAACGAGTAATGAGTAATGAGTAATGAGTAATGAGTAATAAAACACTTTTTTATGGAATTAAGCAAAAATCAAATTTTATAGAAAGGGTCGTAAAACCTCGTCTGTAGCGTAGCGAAAGGCGGGGAGTGTCACGAAATACTTTCTCGACACAGAATTCAATGAGTAACTCATAACTCATAACTCATAACTTCCTACTTCTTAGGTATTTCCTATTTCCTATTTCCTATTTCCTAGAATGCTCCCAACTTACGGCTCTTTTCGCAATCAATTTGACTCCACATTATTCACCGCTTATGCCACCAGTGGAGATACTACCGAGGTTTCAGCAGGAGATTACAATGTTTATTTGCAGTTTGAAAATCGAGCTGGCAGGAATTTATTAAGCGAACCTAATTCTGTCTCAATTACTGCTGGGCAAGGTATTGTAATCTCTATTTTACCCAATGCGATCGCCTCTGGAGAGGATGTCTTTTCAATAGTGGTTAGCTTGGAGAAGACTGGTGACTCACTCGATGCAGTCAGAGTAGCAAGTTGGCAAGCTAGGGAATCCAATCAATTGGTAATGCGATCGCTGCCCATAACAATTGATTTTACAACTGATGAGCATTTTAAGTTGACTCGTACTTATCCAACAATTGACCTTCTACCTGACACAGGAATTAAAAACGGCGCGATCGCACTTGTGACGGATAGTGGGAAATATTATCGTTACGATGCTGAGGCTGTAGTTGTTAACGGTCTTTTCTATTCCTATTCCGCTTTAGCTGCTGGCAATCCTCTTAAAAATTGGGTGGAATATGACGGCAGTTTTGCTACTTATTTAGCGACTACTAGAGATGCTGGAGGATGCGATCGCAGGTTGTCTAGTATTTCAAATGCTTTAAAAATCCCGCCTAAGAGTGGCAACGCCGACAGCAATCCTTTGCGGATCTGGCTAAATAATGGGTTTGAGAGTAATGGAGATAGCCCAATCGTAGCAGGTAAATATAGCTTGGAGATTAGTGTTGATGGTGTTCCTGGATATGAGAATTTATTTGCCGATCAAATTAAATATACTTTACGGGGATATTGCGATCGCGCATCTGGGATTTTAAATACTAACGTACTAGAGGTAGGGTTTCAGAAAACTTGGAATCCCACCTCTGGGTTAATAGTTTTGCCCGAACAATTACCGAGAGGACAGGCAGCAGTCTATGACTTAGTACTTTCCTTTAGCGCAAGTCGGATGTTAGGCAAGCTTCCTAGTAAACCTGTGATTGGAATTGATGTCATCGATGTTTTTTCGATACAAGGGCGAAAGTCGGATTTTGCTGAGTTTTTAGGGGATATTGTTTATAGCGATTTAGACAAGCTGGTGATTGTGCCAGGGTTAAAAAGATTGGCAGGAAAAGCATCCTTTAAGACGGGGTTTATTATTGACGATCCAAACGAATTAATGATTACTGGAGTAGTCGCAGACACTTCTAATCAAATTGCTGCCCTCTCAGGGGCTTTAAACGGCTTTGTGACAGTTCGGCAACAAGGAGATACTTTAGCTTATGCCGAAGTTGTGAGAGCGTTATTTAGTACTGCAACGGGAATGGGTAAGTTAATAGCTGGCTCGGCTCTACCGTTAGCTAATCAAGGGATTTCTGTAACAGTTAACCACCCTTATGTAGATCCTGTTAACGCTCCTTTGCTGGGCAGAGTTCGCCCTGATTACCCAGATACCAGTATCGCAGGCAATGAAAAAGCTCTATTTACTGGCTATAAAGGATACTTGTATTTAAAAGTTGACAGTACTATTTATCGCTCTAGTTTACTGGGTTTTGCAACTACACCACAGGTTATCAATGTCAACAATCTTAGTAGCTTCACGATCATCTCATCTTTGCCAATTCAAAACGACCCTTATTTCTCTTTATTTGAACCAGAGAGTGTTACTAGAAGCGCGATCGCAGGTTCGATTACAGGCACAGTAACCGCCTATTTCGCCTATGCCTACGAAACAGGGAACACCAAGATCACGCATATTAATCACAATGTAACAGAGGCGATCGCTACTGCTAACTTACCTTTATCAGAAGTGATTGGTAATTTGACCGAGATTGTCGATCACTTAGACAATTTCAATAACCCGCATCAAGTTACCAGAGAGCAGATCGAGGCAGCCAGTCAAACCGATTTAACCATAGCTCAGAACAATATTAATACCCTAAATACTCAAGTTGCCGATTTTAAAACCAAAACCAAAACAGTCACGGGGAATTACACAATTGCTTCTGCCGACTATCATCACGTTGTGACGGCAAACAGCGCAAACCCAGTTACTATTACCTTAGATCATACTATTTTAAATACATCTGTTTACAATCCTTTTGAAGTGATTGTCCGTAAATCAAATACAGGAGATGTTAATATTGCGATCGCTTCTGGAGGCACTTTACAAGCTTCAGGAACGACGATTCCTAATTTATACGATTCAGTTTATTTTGCTTATGTTGGCAGTGGAAATTGGATCGCGATCGGGAATTTGGTTTGAGTTATGAGTTATGAGTTATGAGTTATGAGTAATGAGTAATGAGTTATGAGTAATGAGTAATGAGTTATGAGTTATGAGTTATGAGTTATGAGTTACAATAAACATACTTATATTTATTAAGTAGTATTTAAAGTGCAGGATTTTAAAAAATTACAAGTATGGCAGAAAGCGCATAATTTTACCGTCGCTCTGGGTTTAAAGCCTCGTCCTTGAAGGACGACTTTACGTTAGCTATTAGCTTTTAGCCATTAGCTTTTAGCTTTTGTAGTACAATATTAACTAATAGCGACTACTTAGTTAAATGCAAGACTTCACGCAACTCAAAGTTTGGCAGAAAGCACATAGCTTCACAGTAAATTTATATAAGATAACTAAAGATTTTCCTTCGGAGGAAAAATTTGGTTTAACCAATCAAATTAGACGAGCATCTGTTAGTATTGAATCCAATATTTCCGAAGGATGTGGACGCAATGGTGATAAAGAATTTAGCCGTTTTTTAGACATAGCTCAGGGTAGTGCTTGCGAGGTTAAGTGTCAGATATTAATAGCCAGAGACTTAGGATATTTAGATACTAGCAAATCACAGCTATTAACAGATAAGATAAATGAGGTTTCTAGGATGATAAATGCTCTTAATCAGAAGCTAAAAGCTAAAAGCTAAAAGCTAAAAGCTAGAATCACCGATCCCTTTAGGGCGGTGAGCAGTCAAGGTAAATTTATACAAAATAAGTTCTAGTTTCCCAGATAGCGAAAAATTTGGTTTAACTAACCAGATAAGAAGGGCAAGTGTCAGTATTGAATCTAACATAAGTGAAGGCTGTGGAAGAGGCAGTAACAAGGAATTGACTAGATTTTTGTATATTGCAAAAGGTAGTGCAGCCGAGGTAGAATGCCAGATTTTAATTGCAAGAGATTTGGGTTATATTGATTCAAAAAAGCGGAGTTATTAAGCGATAAAATAACTGAAATATCTAGAATGTTAAACTCTTTAATTTCCAAAACTCATAACTCATAACTCATAACTCATAACTCATTTTTCAACAATCAACCGATCTATCTGTCAATAATAATCCTGGATCTAAATATAATCCTAGTTTCAAGACAAAGCTTTCACTTTTCAAATTTTTATACTCAATTCGCCTATTATCCTCAATCCCCAAAATCACCCAGCGTTTCCCTTGAAACACAGCAAAATCCCCGACTGAAATCCCTCTGCGCCACTCAATGTCAATGCTAGTCGTACAAGCATTTTGAGAATTGATAATTGACAATTCAGTTGTGGCAGCAGCCAGTACCGCAGAAGGAGTATCTAAATCAGGATACCCTTTACTCCCTTCTTCTGCGTCTGTTCCTCCTCCAAAAACTGCTCCTGAATCTAAATAGTAATTAGTATCTTTATACTTTTTGTAGTTGGGATTTTTTTTAACATCAGGATCAATTTCTTTTTCTAAGCGAGTGTGAGTGGGGGGTCGTCCTTGTGAATAATCGGTATTGCCTTCTGCTCTTGCATTCTTAAAATATTCTCCTTCAGAATTTTGTTTTCTATTTCTGACTTCGTATTTATCTTTACTCAGGATTGAAACCTCTTGAGATTCTCTGGAGAATCTACCACTTAAAATGGGAGGATAAGTATAAAATTCGTTGTTTTTGGGATTTTCTTTAATAAAATAATTCTCTTGCGATCGCCACATTCTCGATAAAAACTTAGGCTCAACCCAATCAGGATCTTTCCCACAAGCAGGTTTTACAATATCGTCATAGTAATCTCGATGTCTTTTTAATTGGTATAAAGTAGTATCTTCAACTGGGAGATTTTCCGTAAATTGATAAGCAGCTGCTTGAGCCATTAAACTAGGGTCAGGAACAGTAATTCCGCCTATGTCAATTGCATTAGCATAAGCTTGAGCTTTTAAAGAAACCGCCTCAAGTTTATTTGATTCTTGTTGTAATCTAGCCAACTCACGACCAGATACATCTATGCTCGTCAAATAACCGTTATCGTCGTATCGCCAGTCGGAAGTAGCTTGGTAAATTTCTTGCCAATAAGATTGAGGGAAAGTAGCAGTTTCTAGCTCAATAATTATTCCGCCTTGATCGGTTATTCTAATCCGATGAACTTGATCGCTGCTAAAAGCATAACCTGCCCTCCATTCTTGTTGGAATACGGGAGAGCCATTTAAATAAATAGTCTTAGTCGCTTTTTTGACCACTCCCCCCGCATCAAAATTAATTCCAGGATTTCTCAGAATGTCTACTGATGGTTGTTTTAAATACCAGTCAAAACGCTCCGCAGCAGAAGACATCTCCCCAAAACTTTCACAATTTTCAAAAGCCCATAACTCTTTTATGCCAACGCTATCACTATCATCTGACTGATCTGGGTCAAAGTCCAAGCTAACTTTTACATTACGATACTCAGTATGCAGCTTGACGTCGTTTACAATTGAACCATGTCCATTGTAGTTATAGGTAATTTCTGGCGATCGCACATCTGAATTTTTAATTATATGTTCCTTGATTGTTCTCTCTTTTTGATCGACACCTGGAATAAAAATTAACGCCCATTGTTTCAACTCCACCCCAGCAGGACTATAGTAAATAAACCCACCGACAGTAACTCCTCTCTCCTCTAATATTTGCCTAATTGTTGTCGTTTCCGTTGAGCTAGTTGATTTAGGGGTTCGCAGTTGTATGTTACGTCCAAGATAATTAACTCCAGCTTCTTTTACTAAATCAGCTAAATTCCTGTTTGTTAAATAAGTTGAAGGATTGCTAGGAGATACCTTTTGAAGTTTCAATAATTTATCCATCGGCGATCTAGATGGCGTTCCCAAGCTGGCATAAAAATGTTGACAAGTTACCGTCACATCTATTTGATAAATAAGCGGATCGGTTTCTAATTTCTGAAGCCTGGGTTTTTGGCGAGTTATTTGCAGATTAGAAACTGCCCATTGCCACCCAAAAGCTTCATGGATAGTGCCATTAGCTAATTCACGTAAAATCGATTTTTCTTGCTCGCTACAAGCGGTAAAGGTAAAAGCAAAGCTAGGCTCTTGTTGAAAAGTGTGTTGGATTATTAAGCTGCCGTTCGGATTCCACTTCTGCAATCGTTCAGAAAAATAACCATCACAACAATCGGAAATTATTTTTGCCTTTGACGAATCAATTTCATCCTCTGTGCGAACTATAACAGCACTGGAATTTAGTCGATCTCCAGGCAACAAAAATAATGTTACTTTGTTAGTTGAAGGATCATATATAAACTCCCCAGGCTTTAAGGAAGTTGAATCAACAGCCAATACATAAACATTAGAACCAATTAAAATCTCTGAAATATTGTCAAATTTATTGGGAATTGAAAAAACAACCGTGCCGTTACTTGTAGTTGTTATGTCATCGATTACGACTGAGGAGATATTTCGCTCGTTCCGAATATAATCGATTTGAACATCGTAATCTTCAGTTGAATCAAGAATTAAATTGACAAAAGCAGAAGTACGTACATCAGCTACTTGATGAGATGGTTGAAGGAGGGAAAACATGAGTAAACAAGAATTAGAACAAGCTAAAAATAGAGTCTTAGCTGCGATCGCAGCTCAAAGAGCAAAGGTGGAGATAATTAATAGCGATCCCAGAAAAGGGAACGGAATTAGTGTGACATATAAAAAGAGAAATTATTTTTTTCCTTTAGCAAGTAGTAATAGTAATTTTGGTAGAAGTCAATTTTAATTAGTAATTAATTTATGATCATTGGGACAGCTTTAAACTTTGCCAAAAAAGGTCAAAAAGTAGCCGTTCGACTACCTAATGGAAAAGTAAAACGGTTCATTGCTGAATCGGATATTGTTAGTACTAACGTTTTAATAATTGGCGATCCTACAGGGAATCAAGGTCGCGTGATTAGTCAGGATTCTCCGCGATCGCTATTGAATAGAACTACACAATTTTTTCAATCTAAACCCAATTACGAGGAAGGAGATTGTAAATTAGTGAGCGCATCGCTTTGGACGGCACTAAAAAACGTGCCTATTGCCCCCGAAGAGCCAGGAACAACAAGTCCAGAAATAAAACTCGATCTGAATTACTCAAAGTGGTTTTACAGCGAAGGAGATCATGCCTGTATAGAAACTACAGACGGCAGAGGGACATATGACACGGCTGGAGCTTGTATGGCTGCCAATTCTGGTCGATTTGTCACATCATTTACACCTAAAGAGCCGTACTATTTCAATTCAAGCAATGGCAATACCTATGTAAGTTCGGAATCGGGATACAGGTTAAATGACGTAACTTATCAAAGAACCCATGAAATATTCGCCGTAAACGCCTCTCGGAATCCAGGCATTACCGATAATAACGTCTGGCTTGTGACGGACACTCAGTCATATACTTTTACAGATGGCAGTCTAATCCCAAATCCAGCCTCATTAGGGTACACCAAAACTAGTCGCAGTGTTTTAGATTTAGGCGCGCCAGGTAATGTTGCTACCTTCAAAATGATTACAGTGTACGTCAAAACCATTGAAACTGCTAATGGTGATTTTGAGCCGCTTCCTACATTTCGTAGCAATCCATCTATGGTTGTTGGAAATCATATTGCACCGTCTGGTATTGTTATCAGAAGAGATGTTCAACCAAGACCAATCACCTCAGGTAGAACTATTAATTACTTTATCAAGTCTCACGATCCTAATCTACCACCTTTTTTAGCTTATTCACGCCCAGAAGCAAGCAATCTTGTTTATCGTCCCTACTTCATTTATTTGGGGAACAAAGCCTACTTAGTATTTAAAATAGGCAAGATTCCTAACCCTGATGTAAGTTTTTCGGCTAGGTCTTGGAGGCAAATTAAAGTTATAGAAGTGCGGATCGGTGGAAGTTCACTACAAGTAGTTAGAGAAACTGATTATTTCGATTCAGAGGATAATTTTGCTATCAGTAGCGATGCAGTACTAAAAAGTGTAGTAACTAGATTTACAGACAATCCAGAAAACGATCCAGCTGAAGACGTTCTAGATACCTACAATCGCGGGGAATATTGTATTCGCGATGGTGAATATTACTTGTCACAAAATGCTCAGTCTCAGTTTATTGAAGTTAGCTATCAGAAAAAAGATGGCAAAATTATTGAATACAAACTTCCTGGAGTATTAAGACTAATAGACTAAAATGCCACAGTCTCTTATTGCAAATGACAGACTTTTTTTATATATATCAAGCGATCAATTACGAGACGGTTTGTTAAACACCGATCAAATCTTGACATTTGAAGTTTATTCGACGAGACAGGATTTAAATCAAGACTCTTTATCCAACAATTGCAGTTATTTAGAGGAAAAACCTATTGAAATAAAAATAACAAAGTTTGAAAAAAGCGAATTTGAGCAAGACGGATATTTTAATTTTCAAGTACGACAAGTATCTTTATACTGTCAACCCACCGAAGGGGTATAACTCCAGGAGAGTAATGAGTAATGAGTTATGAGTAATGAGTTATGATTCACAAATCCTTTGTCCTTTAGGACTTTTGACTTTAGCCCGAAGGGCTTGGTAACGCTCTTTTACTCAATACTCATTACTCAATACTCATTACTTTTCAAGTCCCTGCGCAGCTCATTTGAACCAACTGCTTTGCGCTATACCCGAAGATAGCTAATAGCTAACGGCTAATAGCTTTCGCAAAGTCGCCCTATAAAGGCAAGGCTTTTAACCCACAGCGATGGTTAATTTGGCGCAATCAACACTCCTGCTTCATAATCAGTATCGCTAGCAGCAATAACTGTTTTGGGTAGTAGTAGTGAGCTTCCCACCTCATAATCAGTATCGCTAGCAGCAATAACTGTTTTGGGT